TCAGCCGGGCACTGGGAAAACGCCGATGCTAAATACCGCACCGCGCCCGGTTTTGCTTGCATCGGAACCCGGCTTGCTGTCTATGCGCGGCTCAAGCATCCCAACGTGGGAAGCCTATACGTGTGACAAAATCGAAGAATTTTTTAAATGGTTCTTTGAATCCAGCGAAGCGCGAAACTTTGACACACTGGCGCTTGATTCCGGTTCGCAAATTGCAGAGTTGTCACTAGCGAAACATCAAGCGAAATGCAAAGATGGCCGCAAAGCATACGGCGAAATGTCGCAAGAATGTATGAAATGGTTTGACCAACTTTACTACATGCCACAAAAGCACGTTGTGATGATTTGCAAACAAATGCGCGCCGAAGTTGGAAAACAAGTTACAATGCAGAATGGCGCTTTTTCTGTTGAAATGACGTATCAGGCGCAACCGTTTTTCCCCGGTCAGGATTTGAACATAAAGGTTCCGCATCGTTATGATGAAATTTTGTACGTAGGGCAAGCGCAGATTCCCGGCATGGCTCAGCCGCAAACCGCAATACGCACCAAAGCAACACCTGAAATATTAGCGCGTGATAGAAGCGGACGATTGTCCGAACTTGAACCGCCTGATCTGTCTGCCTTGTTTTCTAAGGCAATGTCGTAACTTTGAAAGGGATTGAAATGACAGCACAATTTAAAACTGAAATCAAACAAGCTGACAGCGCCGAATCCACAGCAACGGAAGTTCTCAAAGCTTCGCATGAGCTTGCCTGTATGCTTGATTCGTTGCATGCGCGCATAAATACAAAGCTCGGTCCTTATATGCTCGAAAGCCGCGAAGCTGAGCAACATTGCGTCGGCGCGCCTGTTCGTCAATTTCCGCCGTATTTTGATGAAATGCGCACCAACCATTTTCGAATGCACAGGGCCATTAATCATATTTTCAGTCTTATTGAAAACGTCGAACTTTAATAAAATACCGGCGTTTAGCAACAAACAAGGTGAATTCAACGGCCTTTAACTGTTGAAACTTTTTGCAAAAAGGTTATCAAAATGGCACAACTCCTAGCACCGTTTGACGCGAACAAAATCGACCCTTCGCAGGGTTCCGGCTCTTTGCCGATTGGCAAGCATCCGGTTGTCATCGAAGCTTCCGAAATCAAAGCAACTTCCGCCAATGACGGCGGTTTGCTTGAACTGATGCTGAAGATTATCGACGGCCCTTTGACCGGCACAACCGGCCCTTATCGTCTGAATCTTTACAACAAGTCGGAAAAAGCCGCCGAAATCGCAAACCGCCAGCTTTCCGCAATTTGCCACGTTACCGGCGTTTTCAACGTTTCGGATTCGTCGCAGCTTCATAACATTCCGTTTGTAGTCGAAGTTGGTTTGCAAAAAGGCGACGAAGCTGTGACCAAGGGTTATACCGAAGTCAAGAAGGTTTTCGACATCAATGGCAACGAACCCGGCAAAGCTGGCAACGGTCAAGCGCAACACCAACCGGCGCAGCAACAACAGCCACAAAACAATCCAGTTGGCGGCTTTGGCAGCAATGCACCGAACCCGCAAGGCGGCTTTGCCCAACAGCAGCAGCCCCAAGGCGCTCAACAAGCTGCATGGGGTCAAGGTCAGGCTCAGCAGCAAACTCAACAGCCCCCGCAAGGTGGCGCAGCCAATTGGGCTGCGGCTGGGGCTCAACAACAGCAAGGCGCTCAACAACAGCAGCAAGCAACAGGCTGGCAGCAAAGTGGCTCTGCGGCTGTGCAGGGCGCGCCTTGGGGCGCAAAGTAATCACGCCTTGACGTAACGCAAAGGGGCTTCGGCCCCTGTTTTTTCAAAGCTTTCAAAATGGCAATCAACGAAATGCAAAAAACATTAAATAGCGAAGATTCGAACGCAGTTAAATCGGAGCAAGGAAAACAGATCGTTGATTTAGCTTCGCCGGGCGTTGCGTCAATGTTAAGCAAACGCATACTTGAAGACATTGATAATTATTGCGCGACTGAATACGACGACGGCCACAGAAACCATTTAGGCGCTTCGCTGATTGGCGACGAATGCAGCCGCCGACTTTGGTATATTTTCCGCTGGTGTTTGCACGAAAAGCACTCAGGCCGCGTTCAACGTTTGTTTAATCGCGGTCATCGAGAAGAAGCCCGCTTTATCGAATGGCTGCGCGGCATTGGCTGTCAAGTGTGGGCAGAAGACGAAAACGGCAAGCAGTTCCGAATAAGCGGCGTCAATGGTCATTTTGGCGGTTCTTTGGATTGCGTTGTTATTTTGCCGGAATGGTACGGTATTGATGAACCTCTATTAGGTGAATTCAAAACTAACGGAACTGGCGCAGGTTTTAATAAGCTTGCTCAATCTGGAATGCCGATTGCGAAGCCTCAACATTTCGCGCAAACGTCAGTGTATGGAAATAAAGGCGTAAATGGTACGCGATTCCGTTACGTTGCTTATTTCAACATCAACAAAAACGACGATTCGCTTCATGTTGAAGTTGTCAAGTTGAATTGGAACCTCGGCGAACAAATGGAAGCGAAAGCCGAGCGAATTATTATGTCGCAAACACCCCCGGCGCGATTGTCGGACAACCCGACTTATCGGGATTGCGGATGGTGTGCCATGAAAGGCATTTGTCATGAAGGCAAAGCACCGGAGCGTAATTGCCGCAGTTGTGTGAATGCTTCGCCAGTCGAGAACGCCGAATGGTTTTGCAGCGTTCATAATTCGAACATTCCAAAAGAATACATCCTCCAAGCTTGCCCACATTACAAAGCAATAACCGAATAAGCATGTACGCAAATCGCTGGTATCAGGACGAAGCCGAGTTTTCCATATTCGATTATTTTCAAAGCGGGAAAACCGGAAATCCCGTTGTCGCTATGCCAACAGGCACAGGCAAGAGCGTCGTTATTGCGAACTTTATTCGAAACATTTTCGGCTATTGGCCGAATCAGCGCGTAATGATGCTGACGCACGTCAAGAAACTGATTCAGCAGAACGCCGAAAAGTTAATGTCAGTTTGGCCGGTTGCGCCGATGGGCATTTATTCAGCCGGGCTTAACAGCCGGGATATGATAATGCCTATCGTATTCGGCGGCGTTCAATCGGTTTCGAAAGCTATTCAGCGCAGTTTGAAAGATTCCGACAACAGCATTCCGGCGCATTTAAAGCATTTCGGATGGCGGGATTTAGTCGTCATCGATGAATGCCATTTACTTGGACCTGACGAAGATACTCAATATCAATACGTTATAAGCGAGTTGAAAAAGATTAATCCGCATTTGAAAGTGATTGGCTTTACGGCAACGCCTTACCGCTTGAAGCAGGGCTTGATCACTGAAGACGATGGATTGTTTACGGATACGTGTTATGACATAACAGGCGTTCAGGCGTTCAATCGATTGATTGCCGAAGGTTATTTGTCTCCGCTGGTTTCGCGCCCGACATTGACGCAAATTGACATATCTAACTTGAGTATTACAGGCGGCGATTACAACAGCAAACAAGCCGAAGCCGCAGTTGATACAGACGAAATAACCTACTCAGCCGTCAAAGAAATGGTTGAAAAAGGATATGATCGGCGAAGCTGGTTAGTTTTTGCGGCTGGCGTAAAGAACGCCGAGCACGTCGCCGCAATGTTACAAAGTTTCGGCGTTGCTGCGGCTGCAAGCCATTCGAAATTAAGCGAAAAAGAAAACGACGCCCGTATAGCTTCGTTCGAACGCGGCGAACTTCGCGCATTGGTCGGCATGAACAAATATACGACCGGATACGATCATCCGGTTATTGATCTGATCGGCGATTTGCAACCAACAATGTCACCCGGCAAGCACGTTCAAAAAGGTGGAAGAGGCACGCGCCCGTTCTCAGGCAGCGTCATATTCCCCGGCGCTAAGTCCAACTGCCTCTACCTTGATTTTGCAGGCAACACGCGCCGCCTCGGCCCTATCAACGATCCAGTCAAGCCCCGGAAGCCCGGCAAAGGCGCACCCGGCGAAGCCCCGGTTAGAATCTGCGACAGTTGCGGCATGTACAACCAT